TGACTCCAATCCAAGTAGACCTTGTCCAACCGAGTCACGTGGTAGAAAACTTCCTCGCGCTGGTCGCCAACAATACGCTCTGACTCACAGTACCTGTCGATCACCCACCACGGGATCGGTCCTACTGCTCCGCTGCCCATCGATCGACTTGACGTCAGGTCCATGAACGCGATGTAGAACAGACCAAGACCAGTCTCTAGTTCAGGGGCATTGGCAATGCGTTCGGGCAAAGGCTGACGATTCCGAACGCACTGCTCAATGACCGCTTTCTCGCTCTGTCCTACATCGAGACTATACAGCAGGACATCTCTCAGTTTCCCGCTTCCGCCTCCAGCACGTTCTGCCGGAACAACGACGCCTTCTGCGACTGGACGACGATGTCATCGAACAGGTCCGGCAGATCGGTGAAGAGCTTGATGGCGTTTTCCTTCGTGAAGGGCAGCGGCTCGCCCTCGCGCGTGGTCACGCCACTCCAGCCCAGCACCACTGCTTCCGCGTACACCTCACGCATCACCGGACGCAGCACAGCCGTCTCCAGGATGTCCAGCTGGCGCTGGCGGTCGTACGGGCGCAGCTTCTTCTGCACCAGCTTCTCAAACTTCGTGTTGGAGCCGCCCGCGCGTGCGATGCGAATCTCCATGCCGTCGCCGTAGTCCAGGATGATGCCGTCCTGTTCCGCCTTGCCGTCAGTGGCAAACTTTTCGTAGATGTTCTTGCGCATTGGTATAGCCTCTCAGTTGGGCCGCTGTCGATCAGCCGACAGCGGAGTTGGGAACGTACGGGAAAACCTGCACCAGCAGCGTGTTGCCGAACTTGCTCTCAGCAGCGCTGGTGTCGAGCGGCAGCGTGATGGCGGTATCCTGCTCCACCGCGAGCCGACCATTGCCGAGGGACAGCAGCGGGATGTCCCAGATCATCGCCGTGTTGGACTTGACGATGATGAAGTCCAGCGTGATGTCTGCGTTGGCACGCACCGCCTTGACCGCCGCGATGTCAGCGAAGTACGCGGTCAGCGAACCGCCGACCTCAAACGTGCCGCTGTTCATCTCGATGGCGCCGAGCCGGCCCACAGCCTTGTTCGGAGTGACGTTGTTGTTGATCGTGACCGACAGGTCGGTGACGAACGCGAACAGCGCGACCGGGTTGGGGTTGGTCGGATAGGCGATGGACATCTTGATGCGCGAGAAGTCGCTGCTGGTGTTGAAGGCATCGCTCAGATCGAGCGACGGGCGATCCCCGCCCTTCAGGCCTTCGGTGCCATCGCGGTGCTGCGCATCGGTGCCGACGAAAGTGAAGTCAGCCGTGACCTTGTCCGCCTGCGCGATGTTCAGCGTCAGTTCGCTCGCGACCGCGCCGATGAGGTACTCGCTCATCGTCCCCACCGCGTCTTCACCCAGCGTGCGCTCCAGCTGATAGCTGCGACGCGCGATCAGCGCCGGGTTGGACTCGTTGCGGATGATGGTGCCGAAGTACATCGTCACCGTCTTGCCAGCCGCCGCTTCCGCGACAGGCGTCCAGTCGGTCTTGTCCAGCTCGATGTACTCGGCATCGATGGCGCCGATGCGAGCGAAGCCGCTGTTGCCGCTGAAGCCATCGATGTACACCCACTCGCCCGGGATGAACCCGAAGTCGGTGAAATCGATGGCAGCAGCATTGGTGATGCGCGGCAGCAGGCCATTCATCACCACCGAAAGATCGGCAGTGGCGAACTTGTGACCGATCGTTTCCACGGTCGCGGTCGCGCCCGGGGTTTCATCCGTCAGCGCCTCGACCGTCGTCACCACACCCGTTGCGTACGATGCGACGGTCTTGATGCCGTTGTTGGCGTCGTTGACGAAACCGGCATTGAGCGTGATGTCGCCGGCAACGAACGTGTTGATGTCGCCGTACGCAACGGTCAGCGTGGCGCCGGCACCGCTGCCGCCCGTCGTGGTGGCGACCGGGTTGGCAGGCGTCGTCGCCCACACGCCCGGGCGATCCACGCCCACCGTCAGCACCGCGCCTGTCGCCGGGTTGACGGTGAGGACGTAGAACACGCCAGTGATGTCGGCGCTGCCATCGACCGTCAGCAGGTCACCGACGCTGTAGCCGGTGCCGCCTGCCGCGACGACGGCAGAGTTGGCGCGACGATTGCTGAAGGTGATGGTCTTGGCGCCAGCATCGACATCGCTGATGGCGAGATTGCCCAGCACCATCGACTTCGTGGTGGCGCGCTCGCGCGCGTTGGCGAAGAGGAAGCCCTGGAGGAGACGGTTGGAGTTGTCGAAGGTCACATCTTGCGTGAAGCCGCCGCCCGCTTCCAGGTCCGTCACCACACCCTTGCGGCGCTGCCGGGAGGGGTTGATGGGGTTGCGCGCGACGGTGGTGATGGTGGAGCCGAAGTCGGAGTAGCTGTTGGGCTCCAGCGCATCCCAGCGCGGGTTGGGGTACAACTCGCCCAAGCAACGCTCTTCAGCGATGCGCAGGCCAGTGACGTTGCTGTCGATGGTCTTGTCCGGGCAGAGTGCCATGGTGTCACCTCACGTGGTCGTATTGGAATTTGGTAACGGCATTCACATTGTAGTGTGGGCCGTCGTGGCCGATCTCTTGGGTGGTGGCGTCACGGAACCACACACCACCCGGTGTGGCCGCTCCTTGATACGCGTCACGGACAGACTCTGCCATGCGCTGGGCCAGTGTCATGCCTCCTGCACTCAGGAGACCAAAGCACTGCACGATGATGAGTCCTTCACGACGCCACCGGCGCTCACCGTGTTGACACGAAAGGGATGCTTGACCGCCATCGCTGTGCATCATCGAATAGCGGAACCACGAATTGTCAGATGGTGCCGGCTCGTTGCGCTCGATTCCCTTCCAACGCATCTCCATCGTCGCCCACTGAGCGTCGTAGACAGCCTTCATGATGGCCGCGCATTCGTCAATGGCGTTGGCGGTTGTCGTGGTCATCGGCGGGCCTGCACTTCATAGAGAATCTTCTGACCAGAGGGATCGAGCTGCTTGACCTTGATGACGCGGAAGATGGTGCCATCAGCGCGCGTGATCGTGCCATTGAGGCCCACATCACTCAGCTGGCTGCTCGCAGCCAGCAACACCTTCTTGTCATCGCGCAGAATCTCGCTGCCAGGCGCGTAGGTCTTGCCAGCCTCTTGCGTGTTGTAGTTCAGGAACACCGCACGACCATCAACGGTGGTCGGGGCGTCTGCTGCCGGGAGATGCGGCTTGGCGGGATCGACCACCGTCTCATGACGCGTGATCACCACTGCCTCGCCATTCTTGGCGATCAGTTCCTCAGCCAGCTTCACCGCCCAGTCGAAGGTGCCCATCACACACGCACCGTGCGGAGCGAAAACGGACCGCCACCGCACGGCGCAAAGAGCGGCGCCAGCGCGGCATCGACAGCAGGCATCGATGCGGTAGGCAGGCCAGTCATCTTCATGTCGTTCGGCACCGCAAACTCGCGCTCGATCACATCCAGCTTCTCGCGCTTGACCACGCGACCATCGCTGGACGGCATGAACACGATGCCTGCGAAGTCCTCAAGCACCAGCAGCATCTGCGCGTGCTTGAGTTCCTTGGGAATGCTGTTTTCCGGCACGCTGTACTTGCAGTCGATCACCACGCCAGTGCGCGGCCACTGCAGCTCTTGCGTCTCGGGATCGGTCTTGTAGCCTTGGTAGGAAGCGCGCTGCGCCTCCAAATAATCCATGGCCCTGACCAGTTGAGCCTCCACCACCGCATCGCTCGCATCGAGCGTGATGCCGCGAGCAGTGGCGAATGCGCGCGCCTCTGCTGCGGTCACGTAGCTGTTTGCGCCCGCAACGATGGATCCATTCTCAATGATCAGGGCCATGGCAACGCTCCTCGATTACTGCTTGATGTGCTTGTCGTACAGCTCGACCAGCGCAGCCTTGTTGGCGCCGGCGGGGTACTCGACCTTGGCCTCATCCAGCGCCGCCGCCAGCTGCGCCTTCGTCAGCGCGGCACCGCCCTGCTCCTCTTCCTCTTCCTCCTCGCCGCCTTCGCTGGTCTTGCCCAGGCGCGCGGCACGCTCCTCCGCATGCAGGGCGGTGCCGCTGTTGTCGGGCCAGCGGTCGCGGCTGGCGACGGAGTAACGGCGATCCTCGCCCTGCTCTTCGTCGTTGACGCCACCACCGTTGCCGCGCGCGGTGCGGCTGCGATCCTTCGCTTCCGGCGGGCGGCGATCCTTGCGGCCGGGATCGTTGACCGGCGGCTGCTCGATGTTCTCGATCTGGGTCTTGTTGCGGGCCATGATTTTGTCCTCTTGGCTTTGATGCGTTGAGATGCGATCACGCTCTGTGGAGATGGCGCCAGTTGCCCGGCGCCATCGTCACATCACGCGTTGACCAGGTAGAACGCAATCGGCACGTTCTTGCGATCCAGCTCACGCTCCCAGTTGGCAGCGTTCTGGAGGTTCGCCCAGGTCGGGCTGAGGCCCGGCGCGGTGATGCTGGCGGACAGGAAGTCGAAGCCAGCCGGGTGGATGAGCCAGGTCTTGCGCGACCAGAGCACTTCCACGCCGCCGCCGTTCGCGCGTGCCGGCGAACGCTCGACCTCGCTGGGCGTCTTGGGCGCGCCACGGCCGTAGCCGATGGCACCCGGGCCGAACAGGATCGACAGGTACTTGCGATCCACGCCCGTGCCGAACGTCGGCATGCCGTCATCGACCACCACGCGCGCGTTCATGTACGCCTGGTACAGCAGCTTGCCGTCCGCGTCACGGATGTTCTCGATCAGCTGCTGCTTGGTCATCGCCTTCAGCACGACGCTGTGCACCGCGAACACGCCCAGCTCGCCGGCGCGGTCGCCCAGGGTGAACTGCGCGTCGATGAACGACGACGCATCGAAGCGGTTGGCGTCGGTGATGGTGCCCGGCGTCTGCGAGGTGACGTCCACGACCATGTCGCCGCTGTTCGCAGCCACGTTGTCGTTGTACAGGCCGATGGCGATCGACAGGATGCGACGCTGGAACTGCCGCTGCCAGTACGAGTCGACACGGTTGGCGATGCGCTGCATCGGATCGCTGCCCGCCAGCTCCTTGTTGAGATCGGAGCTGGAGAAGCCTTCGTTCAGGTAGCTGATGCGCGCAGTCATCTCGCCGCTGTTGATCTTCTGCGGCTCGGCAACGTCGGTGTAGGTGGTGTTGCTGTAGTTCGGCTCGATGCTGGCGTCCAGATCGTTCCAGTGCGGGACGGTCGTCAGCATGCCGCCGCTCTTGGCGCGGGCGTCCAGTTCCGGGGAAAGCGCGACGACACCCGACTCCACGAATGCGGTCTTTTCCACCGCATCGTTCACCTGGTACGACGCGAACACCTCCGGTACGAAGATGTCAGTCAGTTCGGTATTGGCCATGGTATGTTTGCTCCTGTGGCATGGCGGTTAGGGTTGTGTTGCTGGCTGTCAGTACTTGCTCTGCGCAGCCTTCTGCGATTCGGCTAGAGCCGCCCGGAAGCCTTCCGGGTTGTCCTTCGCGAACGCAGTACGCTCAGCTTCATTCATCTCGCTGAGCTTCTTCACGGCACCGCCGCCTCCACCAGAGCCACCGCCGGAACCTCCGCCGTTGGCCTTGCTGCCAACCAACAGGGCGGCGAACGCCTTGTTGCCCAGCAGTTCCTTCTTGAGCTCTTCCAGCGTCGTGGCCGACGCCTTGCCATCCTTGTCCAGCACACGCACCACCTGCTGTTCGCCTTCGCCCGCTTCCATCACCAGGCGCTTGCGCACGTGCGGCAGCAGCACTTCGACGTACTCGGGCTTGGCAGCGATCTCATTGGCCAGCTTGATGGCCGAACCATCGATGAGATGCGTCTCCAGCGAAGTGGTGAGCGCAGTGATCTTGTCCGTGAGTTCCTTCTCACGCTTGGTCATCTTGTCCTTGTACGAATTCTCCAGCGCCTCGACCTTGTCCTTGGGCACGCCAGTCTTGCGCAGCGTCTCCAGTTCAGTGGTCGTGGTATCCAGCGACTGCTGGATGGTGGCGATGGCGGCCTTGGCCTTGCGAGCCTCTTCCTTCTCGTAGTCCTTGGCACGACGGAGCGCGCCAACAGCGTGGTGGTCATCGATGCCCTCGATGTCCAGGTAGAACTTGCCTTCGTGTTCCTTGTACTCGCCACGCAGCGAATCCGGGACACCGTCCAGGTTTGCGAGAACCGACTTGAGAGCCATGAGCTTGATTCCTTCAATTGTGCCGCATTCGGTCTTCAGCTTTGCTGACTATACTGAATCGCGGCGGGTTTAGGTACTTGATGGTGCATCCTTTCTTCACCAACCCTCATCACTTCCGTGTGATGAGAAAACACTTCAAATACCAGCGCGCTGGAAGGCTGCTGGATTCTTCAGCTTCATCTCCTCCAACGTCAACGGTTCAAAGTTCTTGTCCAGGTTGAGCTTGGCGAACTGATCCGCACTCAAGCCGCCCTTGCGAAAGAGGATCGCGCGCGTGCTGCCGAGGGTTTCATTCTGGAAGGCTACAGGCTGCGTCTTCAGCCACTCGTAGTACGACGTTGCCGCGCCAACTGGGCCATCCTTCGATGCGCGCTCTGCCTCGCTCAACAGGTCCACGCCCTTGATCTTGGGGATGGTGGTGGAGCGGCAGTTGACATGGATCGGCGGCATCGGCCCCTTACCTGTCTTGTACACGTTGCCATCAAGCGAGCGACACTGTTGTGACGTACGACCATCGAGCGTACTGATCCAGATGTAGCCCTCGATGATGTCGTCATTGTCGTCGTACACAGCCTGTTGCGCTTGCGAGGAGACATGCTGGAGCGAAGTGCGCACCATGGCATTTGCCTCGCGCTTCACAACGCCACCCAGCAGACCGTCCTTGTAGTTGGCAGCCTTGGTGCCCCGGATCGCGCGCACAATCTCCTCTGTCGTCTGACCTTGCGCAAAGCCTGTGCGAATCGCGCCCTCAACCTTGCGCATGGCGGACTCTGACCACGAGCCGATGAAAGGCTCAAGCAGATCGCCAGTTGCTTGGATGGGATTGGTGACGGTCGCACTCCACGCGGCAGCACTCGCTGGCGACAAGGCTGGCGCGTTGGGAGCGACGATGTTGATGGTGCTGGTGTTGAACTCGATGGCGTATTCGCTGAAGTTGCGCAACGTCTTCAGATAGTACTCCATCTGTTTGTCGCTCAACGAGGTCATCTGCCGGCGCAATGCCAGCAGCGACCTGTCGAGCCTCGCGCGCGAGGAAGTAGAGGTCATCTCCCTGACCGCGCGCGAGATGGCTTGATCGAAGG